TTCTTTAAAGATTCTTTTTCTCCAAGCAAAGATCCTTTTGTTTGTTGACGATGTCTCTGATATTCATCTACTGTTTTAAATTTAGGTCTTTCACTAAATAATTTTTCTTGATCTAATCCAATTATACTATTGGTATGAGCATCCTTTACATCATAATATTTATTCATTTCAGATAAAGAAGCTCCTTCAATATCTATTTTTACTAATGCATTTTTTTCAATTAATTTTTTACGAGATCCCTCTAAATCATCCTTATCATATGTTTCGTCACTTTTTAACCATTCTGCATGACCATCGTCATCCTTCAAATATATATTTTCAAACATTTCATTAAAATGCTTCAAATATTTTTCTTTGTCTTTTACGGGATGTATATTATTTTTTTCAATAAATGTTTTAAATGACATATCAATATCAATATCTTTTTTCAAATTATCCTCATTTGTCTCGTGATGTATATAGGAATAAATTTTAATAAGTTTTTCATATATACCTCTAAATTTCATATAATGTGATGTAGTGTCTATTTTATTTTTATCAGGATGTAATAGTAATAATTTTTTTTTTGCAACCTTCAACTTATCTATGGTTAAAGGCGGATTAATATCATATAATTGCATCATTTCTTCAAATGTTAAATCATCTGATTCTTTTTTTCTTTCCATCTTATAATATTAAGATATATTTCTCCTGTAAAAATTTACGACATCTTGTGTGGATGCACCTGTAACTGAATCTGATGGTGCATAAAAGGAATCTTCATTATATTGAGATTTTTTATAACACATTATAACTGGTATGCCTCTTACCATTTTTTTTTGTTTCATAAAAGCATACAAATCGCTACAATGATCTACATCTAAATCAATATAAGTAAGTTTTTTTGTTGCTTTCATTACTTGTTCATTTAATGATTGAATCGTTGGTGCAATCATCTGACATGGTCTACACCATGTGGCTCCAAATTTAATAAATGTGTTTTCAGTAGGACTATTCTTTAAAAATGCCTTTAAATCTTCTCTGGTCTCAATTCTTATAGTTTCGAGGTTTATTTCGATTTTATCAGGTTTTATTTTATGTTCCATTTATTCACTGTATTGTCAAGTCTTTTTAAATCAATATAATTAAAATCAACATATCCTTCCCAAAAAAATTTACAAAAATCAAAATGAATTGGAAAATTTGTCTCTGATAATTGAATATATTCTTTATCAATTGATTTAATACATTTTGAATCAACTGGAATCAAATGATAATCATCATATGGCAATACATATAATAATTGACTAATAGATGATGGTAAAGGTGATTTATCTTGTTCTAGAAGTTCTTCATTAAAACATGGAATATATTTTATTAATGAACTAAATAGAGGTCCACAATGAAATTCATAACACATATAATTATTTTTACATGTTCCATTATAATAATTCCATGTCCATTCTAACATTTGTAAATAATTTTTACAAACATCTTTTTCACTATTATTAAACAAAAATGGATAATATTTATCCATGTGATTTGAAATATATATTTCTCTCTTCAAATCCTTTAATGCGACTGCATCTAATGATTCTTCTACAGTAAGCGGATGTGAATAAGATGCCATTTTTTTCTTCCATTCTATATTTACATGAATCATTTCGAATTCTTTACTTGCAATTTCAGAACATAATATATGAAATGTAGACCAATTTATTTTTTTATCCTGAGTTAAAGTTTTATCTAATACTTTATATGCATCCAATAAATATTGCACTCCATTATTTCTAATATTAATAGATGGAAAATGAGGTAAAAAATCATTTCCACACAAAAAACATAAAAAACAATAATCTTCAATTGATTTTTGCTTATCACATGTATTCAAAATCTCGTGAATTTGTTTACCCATTTCATCCATACTGAATAAATATTCCATTTGTGGATCAATGCCTTTTATGTAACTAAAATGCCTTGTCTCTCTGTACAAATAAATATTTTCATTATACTTCAAATGAAGTAAACTTAACATAATTAGGTCTGCGTCTAATCCATAAATAATGCTATTTCCAAAAATTGCATTATTACGAATATATTCGAAAATTTTTTGTTCACCTTCTCCACTTTGTTTTGATCCAGTAAATATAATATTTTTATTATCTTTGAATATAGAAGATAAATAATCATCTAATTCATTCATAAATTTCGTTCCAGGTGTAATTGCATTCGTATTCCATTTATTATTTTTTAAAATTTGTTTTGTAATATATGATTTATAACGACGTTGTTTTTGCTGTTTCATCTTTGCCAATGGAACTACACCATCAAATGCGATGAATGATGTATTTGGTTTTATTTTCTCTATAATAGATAGAATTTTATTGTATACATTTTTATATATTTCATCTACAATTACAGTATCATTTTCATGAATAACATCATATATAATAGAATTTGCATCCATAAATAAATAGTTTGATTTTATTCCAACTAATTTTTTAATAATTTTATGATTTTTTAATACATATGAAAAATAACTAGGTATTCCCATTTATAGGATATGTATTAATATTTTAATATTATTTTATTATATTATATGAGTCAACCAAGTCAACAAGGATCATTATCAGGACAAGCAACTGCAGAACAAGCAGCTCTAAATAGTACGAGAACATTTGGTGCATCTAGTGGTTTATTTGCAGCAATGGGAATGAGCTTTAATTTAACAGATGCGATATCGTTTTTGGCATTAATTTCACCATTTTTATTAGCATTTTTGATGGTAATGATATCTATTATAAATTCAAATGTAAAAGGATTAATTTATCTGTTAGGTCTTGTAATATTATTTGTAATTGTATATTTATTTCAAAATACGATCAAGGTTGAAATGGATCACACAAATCAGTTTTGTAATATTTTTCATATTTCTAAATACAATGTGCCATCATTCAATAGTGCCTTGTACATGTATACTATTATGTATATATTATTTCCAATGATTAATATGGGAATGATAAACTTCCCACTCATTATTATATTTTTATTATTATATGTAGCAGATACTGTGATCAAAATAAGAAATAAATGTTCATCCATGGTCGGTGTTATAATGGGAACTATTTTAGGAGTATTTTTTGGTATAACTTATTTTTTGGTTATTCGTGCTACAGGACAAACTGGATTATTGTATTATGATGATCTGGTATCGAATAAAATTGCTTGCACTAGACCAACAAAACAAAATTTCAAGTGTCAAGTATACAAAAATGGTCAATTAATTCAAAACATATAAATGTGCATAAGATTTAAAATAATTTCTAAGTTGTTGAGTAACCTGTTTTTTGTGAAAACTATATAACATCATAGTTGTTCCACTATTATTATTATAAGCTTGAATAAATGTATTTATAACATCTACTAAATTTGAATTTTTATATCTTTCTAAATGTGCAGAATATTCCATTTGAGGTTTTTTTAATTTTTCATTCACTTTATTATGAAATTGAAATATAAATACTCTTAATGACAATACATCTTGTATTCTGCTAAAATTACTTTTTTGAAGAATAGTTCTAGCATGTGATGCACAGTAAGGACATGGTAAATTTTCACATATAGATGAAATCATAGTTTTTAATTGTTCAATATTATTTGCGTCATCTTTTATTTTAAGAACAAGACAATGAAGCATCGTCCAAGTTGCAGGACCCCATACGGATTTTGACATAATAATATATAAAGACATACATTATAATTTCATAAATGAATTTAAAAACAGATATAACAAATATAAATTTAGATAAATTATGTTTAATTAGTAAAGAGCCAATTATAAATGAAATTTGTTTGCCATGTAATCATTCCTATGAGTATGAATATTTATATGAAGAAATAAAACAGCAAAAAAATAGACATAAAATTTATTTTAAATGTCCCTATTGTAGATCTATATATAATTCATGTATTCCATATTATGAAATAGATAATGTAGATAAATTGAAAAATATTAATATAGGACCCATTTTAAATTTACTTAATTGTAGTCAAAATAATTGTAAAAATCCTGCAAACCAATTTAAAAATGGACTGTTTTGTTGGAAACATTATACTAAAAGTATGATTGTGGTTGAATCATGTAAAGCAATTTGTTTAAACGGAAAACCTTGTAAAAATAAAAGAAAAAACGATATCTATTGTAATGTGCATAAAATAAAAGAACCTCAAAATGAAACTCTGAATAAAAATGATCAAATTGAAACAAAGATAATCAAACTTTAATTTAAATAGTTTATTGATATAATAACAAATGGATCCTAAAATAGATCAATCAGTTCTTATTCAAAAAATAAAAAAATGGTTAGACTATGAATCAAAAATATCGAATTTACAAAAAGAAATAAAAGAATTAAAAAAAAATAGAATAGTTGTCTCAAATGAATTGAAAACAATCATGAAAAATAAAGAGTTGGATTGTATTGATGTAAATAATGGAAAAATTTTATATACTACAACTACTGTTAAAAAAGGAATAAATAAAAAATATTTATCAGATGTTCTTAATAAATATTTTGATGATGATCATCGTGCAGAAGAAATATGCCAATTTATATTAGAGAACAGAGAATCACAAGTAAAAGAAAATATTAAATTAAAAAAAGATAAAAAGGGATAAATATATCATAAAATATATAATAATTATAATGAATAAACCTCAATATCATTCATCTTACTTTGATTCGAATCATATTGAATTGAACGAAATATCTCATACATCTGATACATTTGATAATGACAATTCAAGAATGTTTGATGCAGCAAAAGCTCCGCAGGAGTCAAATTCTAAGATTATATTTGAATATAGAAATTATTTAACTTCTGAAAAAATGAATAAAAAAACAAATTTATTATTATATGTAATAGAAAAAGGAGACAATCCGTACATTTATTATCTTATGAACAAAATAAATGATATGATTATACTACCTACTATTTATTTGAAAAATATAAAACAAGTACATGATTACATGAATTCAAAATTTGAAAAAAGTAAATATGATTATAAAGGATGCATAGAACATAATGATGAAAATTATCTATTGTATGAAATGAAATTATATGATAGTGGTATGATACCGATTTATAATAAAGATTCTTGGTGGAAAGTTCTTCCTTTTGAATTAATTTATAGTAAAAAAGTTCTGAATTTTAAAGTCGATAGTATGACTACAAATTTTTTTATAAATCATCCAAATTTATTATATTTATTTAATGAAACATATAAATATGAAGTCCCAATTGTAGTATATATTGGAACAGGGGAATCTTTATTGAATAATTATATATTATTGGATGAAAATTATAAAAATGGAAAACATGGTAAAGGATTTTATTTCACTTCTTTAGAAGAGGCATACTTTCATTCGTTGTATGATGATTTAGAACCTACTGATACTTTATTTAAATTATTAAATAATAAATATATTAATGATCTCACGCCAATCATCGATCGAAAAATTAAAATAAAAAATAAAAAATTTTATTTAAATGATATTTTTATAGGAGATGTTCCATCTAATTGTAAATATTCCAAAACTTCTAATTTTACACTACATAATTATAGTGAAGACTATATATTTTTAAAATCATCCCATAGTTTAAAAAACTGTAAAAATAAAAGAAATGAATACATAAAAAGAAAAGAAAATGGGTGTATATTAAAATTTGTATTATTTTTGAAAAAAAACAAAGTTGTAATTCATACAAAATCAAAACAATATGATTCATATTGCAGTGGAAAAATGAAAGATAATTGGTTCCCAACATATATGACAAAAACATCCATGTTTGAATGTATATCTTATCATAGCGTTGATAAAGAAAATACGATTGATTTAGAGTTTATGGAAAAAAAAAATAAAAATGTAACAATTCATATATTATAATATAAAATAAATATAATGAATCAAGATGAAGGCAATTCAAATTATATAAAAAAATTATTGAACAATAAGCTTATACGAATCGTATTAGCTGCCTTGTTTTTTTTATTTATATATAAAATTGTATATTATATATTAGTGTTTTTTTCTTTGGATCCAAATATTGTTTCGATGTATATGGCATGGATTGCAGTTTTTATATTATTAGTAAGTATACTCCCATATAAGCGATATGCGTTTTCGGTTTCTATTAAAAATTGATTTAAAAATAAAGACATATGATTTATAGTAAAAAATGGAAAAGAAAGTTCGTACGAAGATTGATGATTATATCCTTAGTTTCAAAAAAAATATTAAAGATATAATTGATAAAAATGAATTTGTAATTTCCAATAAACAAGGAATTGATGTAACAAATACAACAATTGAAATGATCTATGATTTTAAACAACTCGATTTAACAAAAGATGATTTTCAAAAACGTAAACGCACAAAAAATGTTATACCTAATTATGAAAGATGTTGTGCATTGCGTCTGAATGGTGATAGATGTACTCGAAAAAAGAAGGATAAAGAAGAATTTTGTGGAACTCATTTAAAAGGTAAACCTTATGGTATTATTGAAGAAACTCAAGCAGTTGAAAAAAATAAAATTGCAGTATGGGTAGAAGATATTGGTGGTATTCATCAATATATTGATAATGCTGGAAATATTTATTCAACTGAAGATATTTTACAATCTGTAAAAAATCCACGAATTGTTGGTAAAAAGTAATGTGGTATCGCCCCACGCACGACTCTATAATACTTTATAAGTATGAATAATTATATAAATAATATTTTTTATTATTATGGATGTAGAAGAAATCATTATTAATTTAAAAATATTAGAAAAACTAGATAAAAATCAAAAACTTGTTACTCGCGGATCTTATTTAAATATTGAAAATAGATCACTTGTTCCTGAATTTGTGAGAAGATGGAATCGTCAAGATAATCGGCATGAATCTATAAAGAAAATAAATAGTGTAATTAACTTTGCAATGGCTTATATAAAAGAACATCCTGATGATACAACATTTAATGTAAAAGAATATTTAGAAAACTCAAAAACAGGAATATCTAATTTAAAAGAGACATATTCTATATGCACTCAGACCTGTTCTCGTTTGGATGTATTAATTGATAAAATTAATAATTTTTTAGAAGATAAATAAATAACATATAGTATAAATATGGCACTATATATTGATACTATTCCTGATGATATTATCAATAAAATTATTTTAGATTCGATTATTCTTTTAAAGAATGAGAATGGATGGAGACAAGTGAATGCAAGAATACAAAAACCGCTTAGACTTAGATATATTGGTTCTATTTATGAACCAGAGTTGAAATATTATTGTATACATAGACGATATGCAGATTTGGATGAATATTATAATTCATTTGAACCAATTATTTATTAATATAAATATAATTCACATACTATTACATGTATAAGTTCATTTCAAATGATCCACATTATCAAAGTTGGGAGATAATCAATACAAACACATTTGAAAAAGTAGATCCAAATGATTTAAATGTTGATCCTTTAAAATCAAAATTATTAAATCATGATACTTTTGATTTTGACACTGAGTTCAAAGTTATTTATTCACCAGTTCGATTGAATAAATACAATGCAGGTATTTTAGATCTGTCAAAAACATATGGGCGGTCAAATAACAAAATGTTGTACTTATGTAAACCAGATGATAAACGATTGCCCTACTTTTTAGTTTCTTATATTCTACCTGCTTCATTTGATAAAGTCAAAAAACAGTTATATATCACATTTGAATTCAAAGATTGGGAAAATGATCATCCTATTGCAACAATTACTCAGAATATTGGTAATGTAGATATTCCTGAGAATTATTATGAATATGTTTTATACAGTAAATCATTGAATGTCTCTATTCAACCATTTACAAAAGATGTTTTACGATGTTTAAAAGAAGAACAGCAAAAGGATATTATAAAAAATATTTGTAAAAAATATGATCTTGAAGAGAGACATGATCGAGTTTTTACTATTGATTCGCCTGAATCAATCGATTTAGATGATGGTATAAGTATTAAACAGGAAGGAGATGACAATATTGTAAGTGTCTATATTACGCATGTACCATTTGTATTAGATTATTTGAATTTATGGGGATCCTTTACAAATCGTATATCTACCATTTATTTACCTGATAAAAAAAGATCCATGTTGCCAATGGCATTATCTCAATTATGTAGTTTGAATCAAAACGAAGAGAGAATTTGTTTAATTATGGATATAAATACAACCACAATGAAAAATACATTATCTATTGCAAAAGTAAAAATTCATAAAAATTATTCTTATGATGAAGATAAATTATTAACAAATCCAGATTATATCAAAATAAAAGATATTTTCAAATCCAAAAACAGTCATGATTTAATAGAAGAATTAATGATTTTATTTAATAAAGAATGTACAAAACGAATTAGGCGATTTAAAAATGGTATTTATAAACATATTACTGCATCAAGTAATATTCCTTTACCAGAACCAATTTATTCTTATATCAATATTAGTCGAAGTAAAAAGTCGTGTTATACAAAGTATTTGGAAGAATGTGATTATGCACAGTTTACTTCACCTATCAGGCGACTTGTAGATATATTAAATATCATTCAATTAGGATTCAATGAAAACATGATTTATTTTGTAAAGGGTGATGAATTTTATGAAGATTGGTTAGACAAGATTGACTATATGAATGTTAGTATGAGGCATATTCGTAAAATTCAGTTAAAATGTAAACTACTAGATACATTTATTCATCAAGAACACAAATTTTTTACTGGTTATGTATTTGATAAATTAATGCGTGCAGATAATAAATTTAAATATAATGTATTTTTACCTGAATTAAAAATGAATACAAGTATTACGATTCAAGAAGATTTAGTTGAGTATAGCGAACATCAGTTCAAAGTATATATATTTCAAAATGAGGGAGAATTAAAGAAAAAAATCAAATTACAAATATGTGAATAAAATTGATTAATAATATTTCAATATATTATTTATAAAAAATGTCATCCTCAATCTCACCATTAATACATATAGCTCCTTCTAAACCATGGTCTGTTGATATATTTGAATCAGAACGCAAACATCTTACATCTTTTGTAAAAGAAAATATTTTACCCCATCTCAATAATAAAACAAAACGTATTCTCATAAAAGCACCTGTAAAATCAGGTAAAAGAGAAATGGTTGAATATATTGCAATGAGGGATTTTGTAATTAATCCAAAAAGAATACATGCATTTCTTTCTGCATGGCATCGAAAAGCAGATGAAGATCAAAGAAAAGAATTATCTGGTCAAAATCTTAAAGTTTTCTCTATTATTAATAAAAAAAAAGCTAAAGAATTTATTTCATGGTTTGATAAAAAAGTTAGAGAGAACAAAACGGTTATACTTCATCTTGATGAATGTGATCATGGTACTGGTGAAAATCAAACACTTAGTAAAATTTGGCCATATGTTCGTGATAAAAATAATATTACAAATATTCTTTATAGTGCAACTCCTGAAGAGGTTTTATTTTCTGGAGAAATTGGTGATCCTGATTATGATACGATGATCAATGACTTTGATAATGATAGCGTGTATATAGAATATATTCCACCTGAAGGATATTGTGGAGCAGATCGTTTTCTTCAAGAAGGACTTGTTCATGAAGCATTGCCATTCTTTGAAAAAATAAATGATACTTACAAAATTAGTTCACAAGGAAAAGAGATAATAGAAGGTCTTAGACAAAATATGTTTAATGATGGAATGCCAACAAAAAGAAATATATTAGCATTACGATTATCTTATTCAGAACTTGGTGGAAATAAAGGAGAAATGAAAAAAAATAAAGCAATGTATCAATTCTTAAGTAATATAGATAATTTTCCAGAACTTTCAGATTTCTTAATAGTAGTTGATAAATCTGAAAATGAAAATATTAAAAATGAAAGAATTACTTCAGAAAAAATTCAATGGTCAAATAAAAAATATTGGGATCGTCAAACACCAACTGAACCTATTCTTTTGATCATTGATCAAACATGTTCTAGATCAACTGAATTAAAATGTCATAATCGTATATATGCTACACATGATTATCGAAACAGGATACAGTTTGGTACAGTATCGCAAGCTCAAGAAAGAGCAATTCATTATAAAGATACCTATAATGGATTTCAACCAATTAAAATATATGGATCTCTACGTACATTCAAACTTTCTTCTGGATTAATTGATCATAAAACTTATTTGAATTATGAATGGACAAAAAAAAAGAATGATCGTCGTACATCTAGTACTCCATTGTTTCGTGTAATATCAACTGTTTCTGGTGAACTTCACCCTTTATCTAGAGAACCGGGTATGAAAGAAAATGAAGCAGATTATCTTTTACAAACACTTGGTTGTTATGCACAGATAAGTCTTTCAACAAGAATTAGTGGAACTATTCGTCAAGTTAGAACATACATTGGTGAATGGTTTCCTTCATGGGAAAATTTCTGTATAGAAAATCCAAGTGAAAATAGAAGAAATCCATTTATTGTAGCAGGAGAGTATCGTCTTTCAAATGGAACTTGGTTGGGACAACATCGTGGTTGGAAACATTTAACATGTATTAATAATGAATTATATCAAATTATTAATAATGAATTTAAAAAAATTGATTTAGGTTCTACTGGTGGTACTAGAATAAAGGTTTGTTACAAGGATGGCGTAGTTGGTATATTCATGTCAAAAGAAAATGGAACGCGAATAATCAATACAGTTCATACCCAGAAATCTATGTATGGAAATGAATAAACATTACAAATATAATGATTGATTTGTACAAATAAATTTCATAATTTTTGATTTACCTTCTTCTAACTTCTCTTTCAAATCTGGTGGTGCATTTTTTTCAATCTCTTTTGAAATATTTACTAACTTTAAACAACACTTTATAAAATCTCCACAAAATAACTGATTCTGTTTTATTTTATTCAATAACTTAACACTTTTAATTTCATCATCACATTCATCCATCCATTCTTTAATGAATGGCATTAGATCATATTGCAATACATATTGATTTACAAATTCATATTTTTGATCTTGATCTTCATAATATTCCATTCTTACTTTTATAAATTTTAATTCCTCCTTCAAAAAGGGTGGAGTAATTTCAATTCCTTTTGTGGGATAAAAACAGGATAAGAGACAAAATAGATCTGTTGCAGATAATGGTATAAAATTATTATAACAATACAAATCTGTATAAATAAGAGGATGAATTTCATGAATATTTACAGCAATCATACCCTTATCTGTCAGAGAAATAATATTATCAGGAGATCTATAAATAAAACTATTTTCTTCTAATACTTGAAACAGTCCACTCACTTTTCTTTCTACATAATGTTCACAATAATAAACATAATCATTATATTCCACAATGTCTTTGTATAATTGTTGTAATTTATTGTAAATTGAGAATTGATACATAAATTCATTATTTTCTATTTCAGAAATTTCATTTAATATTTGTCTCCTAGCTTTATTTTTAGAAATAGATAAATCTTCTTTTAATTGTATATATTTTTTACATTTACTTATCGTTATATCATTTAATGCTGTTTCACTCTCCTGTTTTTTTAGTTCAACCTCTAATTCAGAGACAATTTTTTTATTATAATGAATATCTGCAATAATATCTTCATACATCATACTTTTTTCAATAAATTTACAAATATCATCTTCATTCTTTATTTGTAATGCTAAGTCATAACTAATTTTGAATTTAGATTTGAGTACTTTGGGTGTACTATTGAATAGTTTATAATACGCAGTAGATTCTAGCGGCTCATATAAATTAGTTAATAAAATAACATGACCAATTGTATCAATGTTTCGGCGTCCTGCCCGACCAGACATTTGAATAAACTCATGTGGATATAATGGTCTCAGTTTGGTATCATACTTATAAAGACTTGTATAACAAACTGTTTTTGTTGGCATGTTCAATCCAATCGCAAATGTCTCTGTTGCAACAAGAACTTTAATATATCGTTTTTCATATAATACTTCAATCATTTCTCGAAAAATAGGTAACATTCCTGCATGATGAATGCCAATACCTTTGTTTAATAATTTCATATAATTTTCATATTCAGGTAACATAATGTATTCTTTCCAATTTGTCACTTTACTTACAATCATTTGTTTACAAACATTACCTATTTCATAATCCTTTTCTCCTTCTTCAAATAAAGGAAATGTAATTTCATGTGCAATTTCTTCGACATTTTTTCTTGAAAACACAAAAAATAATGCTGGAAACATTTCTTTCTCTCTCATTACTTTACACACTTCATTAATAACAAACTTTTTATTAATTTTTGCATCTTTTACTAGTTCAATACATTTTTTATTAAGAGTAAGAGTATTTTCTTTATATCCAATATGATCTTTAATTAACTCTAATTTATTTAGTTTAGGCTCTAAAAACATTTTTTGCTGAACGGACAATTTTTCATATGCCTTGTGATGAGATGTAAAAAAAGAATAAAAATGTAAGGGAACAACTCTTTCATTTGTTCCACAAATAACAACTTTTTTCTCTTTGATTCTTTCAATCCATCCTGCAAACTTTTCTTTCTCTCCAATTGTTGCAGACAACATAATAAACTGTACATGATTTGGTAACAATATCATAGATTGTTCCCATACTGTCCCACGTTCAGCATCATCAATATAATGAACTTCATCAAACACAACACACGCTAAATCATTATCCATATCAATCGCAAAATCAAGGGGTAATGATTGTCTTTTATTAAACAAATTATTTTGTAGAATTTCAGTTGTCATAATAAGAACATCTGCACTAGGATTATGTTTATTATCACCCGTTAATAATCCAATTGTTAAATGAGGAAATTTCTTTGTAAAATCATTATATTTTTGATTACTTAAAGCTTTAATGGGTGATGTATAAATAACTTTTTTACCATTTTGTGTAAAATATTCAATCGCATACTCAGCTGGCAATGTTTTTCCAGATCCAGTATGAGCTGTAATCAAAGTATGATTTCCATCATGAATAGATTGTATAGCAATTTTTTGAAATTCGCTGTATTCGAATGAATTGTTCATGATATATTAATTAATAGATAGTCTTTATTGTATTTATATAATGAATTTAAATCTATCATCATACATGATGCATGGAGGGAATAATATTGTCTCAAAAATATAAAATTACACGTTTAATTAATGGGGGATCATTTTGCAAATTATATGAAGCAATCCATATCTATAAAAATCAAATTGTTGCAATTAAATGTGAATCTTCTGAAATTGGTAAAAAAGTGTTAGATAATGAAATCAATATGTATATTTATTTAAAAAAATATAAAATAAATATACCAAACATAAAAGATATAGGAACTTATGAAAATTATAAATATATTGTAATGGAATTATTGCAAATAACATTAAAAGAATATTTTACAAAATATGTAAATTCAATTAATATGGAATTATTAATACATAATGTATTTGATGTAGTTAGTTCATTTCATGAAAGAATGCTTGTTCATAGAGATATTAAACCAGAAAATTTCATATTTGATAAAAAAATGAATATCTATATTATAGATTTGGGGTTATCAACATTCATCTCTGACCGAATAATGAATACATTTATTGGGAATAAATTATATGCAAGTTATAATTGTCATTTATCAGAATATATATATAGACAAAGAGACGATTTAATATCAATTGTGTATATGTTGTTACATTTGTACACAGGCACTTTGCCTTGGGATAAAACTCCATTTGATCATACCCATCAAATTAAATCAAAGCCAAGATCATTATTTAATTTAGATTATATGTTAGAGAATAAATTCAATTCCGAATCACATTCAAAATATTATAATTTAAAAAAAAATACAAATTATGTAGAATTTTATAAAAAAATAGAGAAATATGATGAAAATGTAAGTTATTTATTAAATATATATCATAATATAAAGTAATTTAAAATCATGATTATGTAACACTGTATATAGTTGTTAATCTCAGAGTAAAAGAAAAATCTTTATTATTTAATTCAACTATTCTACCATATTCATCAATTAATTGAACTTGAATTTTACTTATATTTACGGGTCCATAATAATATCTGGGCTCTGCATAAACACTGAAATCGTTTTGAGATTGAATACTAAATAGTTGTCCTTTTTGAGAAATACGAGCAATAATATTGTCCTTTAATAATCCTTTTACTGATGCAGACAAAAAGTTTATATTCATTGATTTATTGAAATCATCAATCACTAAAAATAAATATTTTGGACCAGTAAGATCTAATACAGACTCACTTATGTAATATATATAGTCGATATCATGAACCCCTCTAGTTTGTCCAGTATAAAATGGTTTTCTAAATCCCATTATCCATCCAAAAAGTTGTTTATAATCTATGGGGTTTGGTATATAGTAATATTCTGAATAGTTAGATGGTGCAAAAGATGTATTTGGACCGATTGATGTTGTTCTATTTGGTATAATAGAAGAATTAAAATTTATTTCAAAATGTTTAATTCCATCTAATCCATCATCTACATTATTACCTGATAAATCTTTTGTTGTCAATATTCCAATTTTTGTTAAACCGGTTCCCTCTCCTACACCTCCAACATTATTATAATTTAAATCAAATGACATACTCAAATTTATTTTTAAGCCCAGAAATATATTATTAATATTAGTGATTAATGTTTGAAAATAATAATTTCCATCTGGAATTACAATATAATAAAAATGTTCTTTATTTAAAAAATTTGTAGTTTTTATCCAAAAATAATTATTTTGATAAGAAGCAGAAATTGGATAAAATGTACTAGGTAACTCTAAATCACATAGTGTCATTTCGGTTACATTATTTATTGGATAAGGCAAATCTATTAAATAATCTGTTGTCATACTTGCTAAATAATTTGGTCGGAATCTGCTATCTATATTCAACAATTTTGTTACTGTTTTACGATGTATTGGATTGCCTGCACCATTATTTTGATCAAACATGTTCGAACCATATTTTTCTACATTTACTTTTGTTGGATTATACATATTATCATAAGTAATAATATTTTTTTCATTTGTGGATAATGAGTCAGATGTACCTATTAAAGATTTTTTAACCTGTTTGAAAAATTCCACAATATCTGGTTTGCGTAAAGCTTGAAATTGTTTTATAAAATTATCTGTTGATTTTTCTATCTGTGCTTTTATATCATCGTAATTACTTGTAGGCGTGATATTAACAGATAATAATCCAAATAACTCGTCCATTGTATAATCTGCAATATTTATGTTAAAATCGCTTGATGTTGGAGATGAATTTAAATCCATGGAATTAAATGATTCAAGTACAGTTTTTATTGTTTTTTCAATTTGATTTGAATCTGTATCTGTATCATTTGTTTTTTTTAATTTTGACATTACCTTATGAATTATTATTATATTCTTTTAATATAAAAAAAATAAAATATATAATTAAATGAATTACCATAAATTGATTGATGATATTATACAAAAATATAATTCATCTGGTAACCTAGAATACGTATATAATAAATTACTTGAATTAGAAGAAATTGAAAAAAAATCATACGATGATATTATCAAGTTTTTTTTTGAAAATACATGTTATTACTATAATAGCACAACAAATCTATATGTTGAATATAACGATAATTATAAATTCATTAATGAAAATAATATGCTTCATGCAATTCTCAAATTTATAAGTAAATATCAAGATATTTATTTATTAAACAGTAATCAAAAACAAATGATAAAAACAAAAATACAAAAAAAAATAAAGGAACGATCTATTTATGATACAATTCCAGAATCTGTTACTTTACAAAATATGATTTCATTTTTATATCCAAATATATTTACAGAAAGAAATATTGCAAAATATTTTATGATTACATTAGGAGATATTATTTTAAAAAAAACAGATTTATTTTATTTTATACCAATTTATATCAAGCCACTTATAACAATGATAAACAAAACATTATCCATGTATTTTTACACTATTAATTTGGGCAATCATTATAAATATAAATATTCGGATCACGATACTGACAAATCACGTATTATTCCATTTAATAATATAAATATATCTCATTATAATATTGATTCTACATTTATTTTGAATTTAATTTGTTGTTCTGTTCATTATTCAAATCGTTATGAAAATGGAGACATTTTTTTGAACAAAACAATAAATTCTAATGATTTGACCCAACAAATTTATTGGATCAAAACTACTACAAAAGAGAATTTAATTGATTCTTTCATTGGAGATCATCTTTATGTAAAAGATGGATATAAAATTAGTGAAAGAGACATGTTATTTTTATGGAAATCCTATATGAAGAAATACAATTATATTAATATTTTTACAAAACATACTGATATTCTTGCACATATTGCAAGCAAAATAAAATATAACATTTTTTTTATGAATGTTGGAAGTCATTATCTCCCCTATGTTCAAAATTTCAAAGATTTTTGGACAAAATATATCTATAGTGATGAAGGGAATTACGAAATAAATGAATTATTTACATTATTTGTTGAACAATATAATATTAAAAATATTAATGAAAATAATATGTATGATTTAATACATTATTATTATCCAGAAGTAAAAATAGAAGATAAATATATTCAACATATTGGGTGCACATTATGGAATAAAAAAAGAGATGTAATAGAATATTTAGAGAATTATAAAAGTGAAAATAAAATTGATGATGAAAATAAAATAAATAAGAACGGATTAGAATTATATGCTTTATATTGTGAAAAAAAAGAAAAACGCGTTAGTAAAAATTATTTTTTAAATTTATTAAATTAATATATTTTATTAATATATAATGTTTGGATACAGCAATTATAAACGAAAACGAAATGGATCGCGGTCTAGATCTCCAAATAAAACTAAAAAACATAAGAATGTCAACTTTGGTCCTTTTAGAAGCCCAAAAAGTCTAAAAAGCCCAAAAAGTCCTGCAGCAACATCGGCTGTATCTGCTGTTTCTCCAGTATCACCAAATTTTGTTATTCCTGCACATTTACATCCAAATAGTGGGGAGTATTTTCAAGCAGAATTGAATCATGATGGTCACATTTATGGTCGAAAACAAAGAAGAAAAACAAGACGCCGCCAAAGACGTTTCAATCGAAGAATGCATAGAAATGGAGCAATCGCAATTTAATTTACTCTATTTGTCTATTTTATCTTCAATAAAATTAAAGTAACCATAGTAAGTGCAAGTATTCCTCTTACTGATGCAATTGCTGCTGCAATACCTTCCCAGTACAACCACCATTTATTCCATTGTTGTTTTAGTTCAAAACATTGTTTTAGTTCAAAATAAAAATGATATACATTTACTGCCATGTATGCATTAATTCCTAAAACAACTAATGTAATTAGTAGTGGTTCAAATAAACTACCTCTTTTCCCTTTTTTCATTTTCAAAAAATAAGGGAAAAATAATACAGTAATTGTTAACGCAACAATTTCAAGTAATTGAAAAAATTGCATATATTTTAAATTAACCTTTGGTGTAAAACATCCAGTTTTTTCTGCCTTTTTCAAATAATAAAAGGTATGAATATATAAATAAAGTAGAATTGCATAAATAATCAAAATTAGTATCATTATAAATTAATGAGACATTTTATTTTTTGTTCTTTATTTTTTTGAGATCTTTTTGTTTCTCTTTCTGTTTCATTATCTTGATAATAATTGTGTGGATTATCGTAATGTTGTATTAAATAATTTTTACTTTTGTAATACGTGCATCGTTTTTTATATTGATTTTGAAATAATGTATGATTATCAACAATATCAATAACCATAGGCGTTTCATGTTTACTTCTTAATATTCGACCTACACTTTGACATACATCTGATTTTGGTGTTGACATAAGTAAAGTAGTTAATGTTTTAATATCCAAACCTTCTGATGCCATTGCATATGTAGCCAAAATAATTTTTTTAGATTCACTTTCTTTTAATTTTTCTTCTTTCATACCACCTAAATAATAACCAATGCTTTGTTCAAATTTTTCTATACCTTCATGTAGTTGATGTAATAAATTTTTTGTATTTGATAAAATCATAATTTGTTGATTTGGATTTTTAGTCAATTCTTTTTTAACAACACTTATTATAAAATCATTCCGTTCTTTACAATCTAATTCATTGATCATAAGAGAATATAATGGGTTGCCTCTGAAATCTGTTTTCACTTGATCAAAATTATTAAAATCAACATGTATACTTTTAATCAATACTTCTGTAGTTAAATCTGTTTTTTCTTTATGTATTACTGGTCCAATAAAATATTCAAATACTTTTGTTAATCCATCTTTTCTCTTCATTGTACCACTAAGCCCCAATGTATAATTTGTAACAATATTTATCATAATTTTTGAAAAAACTTCTGCACTAAGATGATGACATTCATCAAAAACTGTAAGCCCAAACTGATCCCATATTTGAGTATCATACTCTTTAGAAGATAAACTTTGTAACATTCCAATTACAATATCTTTATTTTCAATATCTATAATATCTCCTTGTATTTTTCCAATTCTTGCACCAGGTAAGAATGTTTCTATGCGTTCTATCCATTGATTCATTAAAAATGTTTTGTGTACAACAACCAATGTTTTTGTTTTAAGTCTACTTATAATATTTAATGCCATAACTGTTTTACCTTTCCCGGGTTCAACATCTAATAGTCCTCCCCCACTATCTTTAACATTGGAAATATATTTATCGATTATATTATGTTGATATGGAAAAAGATCTCCGTTGAACTCTAAATTAATAGGATTGCCTTTAGATAATTTATTTTCAATTATTCCAAAATGTTCTAATCCATAATATCTAGGAATGTATAGTTTTGTGGACGACTCTCTATATACGGGATATTGCGAATGAATTAAATGAGGTTGACCCTGAATATGTGGTTTTACATTTAATTCATTATATAATTTGATCATTTGTTGTTTATTTACATTTATTTTATAAATGGTGTATCCTTTTTTTCCCAAATAATTCTGATAATTCATCTACATATTATCCATTATTGTTTTTATATTTTCTATATATAATTATAATGGCCAAATATAATTTATTTAGTATCGACAATATAATAGGTGTTTTATTAGCAGTATTAATTATTTTTGACCTACAAATAGAAAAACCTATTATTAATACAATTAAAACACCTATTGGTATGATTTTTACTGTTATATTTGCTATTATTTTGTTTGTATGTCTCCATCCAATTATAGGATTATTGTTTTTAATTTATCTTTTCATGAATTTTAAGGACTCTGTAAATCCTACTAAAAATACTATATTATCTCAATTGAATCCCCCAAAAGAAGTACAGGTTGAGGAAGAAATTATATTTATGAATGCACCAATTAAAAATCAAAACAAAGGAAATAATGTATCATTTCAACCAATTATAGACACATTTGTACCATAATATTATTTTGAGGTAGGTGTAGCTGCAGGTGTAGCTGAAGATGTATCTCGTGCTGGTTTACTTAATTGGAATACTTTGATTACAACATAAACAATTAATAATATAACAAATATTGTTATAAATCTAAATGCCCATATTCTTAAATCATTGATTTTGAACATTTTCAATTGATCTAAATTTTTACTGGTATATATGTCTACAGGTGTCCCTTTATTATTTGTTGGGCTACAATCTATATATATATCAGTTGCTGTGGTTGTCTCAATTTGTTTGAAATTATTTACAACTCGAATATCAATTGAATTAATTTTATTTCCAGATGGTGTAATTAATGGTAGTTTATATCCTATTCTTAGAGGCTCTAAATTTTGTATCATTAATTTTGTAGTTTTATCTAACCATAAATAGGATTGATCAAATTCAATAACAGTATAATTTATTTTTGAGCGTTGATCTACAACATTACTATAACACTTTGCTTTATTCATAGGTCCTATCAAGTTATTTAACTCAATGCTTTTTATATCACTATTTGCTATAATATTTGGTTTATCCAAATAATTAATTTTACTAAAAAGATTTGTTAAATATTTATTATTAAGCATTGTAATTGAGGAATCTGGTTCAAGTGCTGCATAAGAACTATCAAATACGGGAAGAATGATTAATATTTGTTTCATTGAATTCTGAGTATAATCATTAATGTAACCCTGAAACATTAATTTGAATAAATTTGGTGCAGTTTCACCTGGAATTGTAGATGAACCAGCGATATATAGTGAATTCAAAGTATAATATACTGGTGGTAAAAGTGCATTATTTGCAACTTTTGTTAAAGATATTACAGTTTCACTATTATTATTATAAGGCATATTAAGTTGAATCACATCCACATCAAATAATCTTGCTATACTATATCTAAAATTTACCTGAGGTTTAAAAAAATATGTCAATTGAGGCTCTATAGTTATATCTGTTGTGTCTGGCATAGATAATATATATTATTATTTTATATTAATGGAAGCGAAAGATATTATCTATAAGTACATTGAATTTTTTTTTTCTAAAACAGATTTACATTCAATGATGACAATTAAACCATTATCTTATGAGAATTGGTTACAAAGTATATCTGATATGTATTCAGTTGAAAATAAATCAGATAAAAATACATTTCACTATAATATTATGCATACAACTGCATATAAAGAAATTATAAAATTACTAAGAGAAATAGATCAATTGACAAATGAACAATCAAAACCAGGTGAAAATAAAACAGATGCTGGTAAAATTGAAGAAACTGAAAAAAAAATTGAAAAAAATAAACCAATAATTGAAGAAAAATTTAAAAAAATAAAAGAATATTATACGCAACTATACTATTATGATGAAATTTATGTATATGCACATTATGTATTCAATAATATAAGAAAAATACCTAATCTTGGAATTCAAAAAGGTGGTGGGCATAAAGATAGACAATTAACTTTAGAAGAATTTAAAGAAATAATTAGAGAGAAAATTAGGATGCTTGATTAATGATCTACAACATTACCATCTATAATATGATTTAATGCTTGATTTATTGTATCAATATGCCCATTTTTCATATTCATTAATATATCCATTACAATCGGATCGAATTTTTTTAATTTATTTATAATCGTTTTATCCTTCATATAGTTTGATTTTTCATCATCATTTTCATCATCACTATCATCATCACCTCTATTTGTGAAAGGTTGAATCAATGAGGTTTGTGCAGGATCCTTTGTAGCAGATATAGTAGCCAATATTTTCTTTTCCGCTTCTGATTCCGCTTTAGCTTTTTCTAATGCTTCTTGTTGAGCTTTAGCTGCTGCATCTTCTACTACAAAGGTTTGTGTCATTTGATCAGATGTAAATCGATAATCTCTTACGAGTAATCCAGCATTATTATATAATCTCATAATACATCCAATAATTCTGTTTTGACAACAATTTATACGATTATTATATTCAATTTTTGATAAATTATACTCTTTACCTAAATCGACATACCAATATTGATTCGACTTTGGAGGATCTGATGTATGAAAGAATGTGTATGGATCATCATCAACGGCATTAGATGATACAAGACCAGGCCAATTACCTGAAGAATAAGTAGATTTTTTTGAAGCTACATTTACACCTGTATTATCAAAAGCTTTAAGCCCCCCAATTTGAATATAAGTAGGTGGGTTCTGTGTGGAATTCTCTATACTAATATATCGAACACCTTGAGAAGTAGCTCCTTCTTTGAATCCGGTATTGAATATTTTTACTAAATTAAATAAAGATAATGTATTTACTACTACCATTGATACTCCCAATACTACAATCATATTATGATTCATAAGATATACAGTTAAACAGCATGTAATAAATGCAATCAAATTATTATAATTATTATAATATACAAACCATCCAATATTTAGTAATGAAATTAAAAATACGACGTATAAAATATACACATTTTGCAATATTTTCATATACTATAACATTATAAAATTGATTCATAATTTTATAACATTAAATACAATAAAAATGGATTCATTGACTTTAGCCACGTATGAGCCACATCATAGTATGATTCATGGAGGAGAAGATAAAGGTGAATTATTAGTTATATATGAATATGATTTGGATGAATTTTATAATAATACTTGGAAAAGTGAATTAAAATTTTACAAAAAACAAAATAGTGCTTTTACTCGTAATAGTAATCACCCTTTAGTTCGAAATTATAAAAAAATTATGAAAAAATCAAATATAGAATTAGTTGAAATTTGTGAAATGAATAATGTGATGTATTGTATTTTGCATACATATAAAATTAACATTTTTAAAAGAAAATGGAAAAACAGACGGAATAGAATGTTATAGATACATAACTAAGATTAAAATTAGTCTAATATATGTTTCAAAATATTTATATCATCATTTATAATTTTTTTTTCATACTCATCACAATTAATTAATTGGCTCGTTAAATAATGATAAATCATTTGTAATGATTCTCTTTTTTCATCATTATATTTTATTTCATACTTTTTTATTTTTTGATTGCATTTATCTATTTCTTTTTGTATAATAATACTTGGCTCTAGATCACCTAAAGAATTCATTATAATAAAAAAATATAAAAATATAATTAGAATATACATAGAATGTCTAAAACATCTACGGAACCTTTATTGCAAGAAGATGATAATCGTTTCGTAATGTTCCCTATATCCGATCAAACCATTTGGAAAATGTACAAAAAACAGGTTGATTGCTTTTGGCGGGCAGAAGAAATCGATACATCCAAAGATTTGGCACATTGGGATAAGTTAGCAACAGATGAACAATATTTTATTAAAATGATATTGGCATTTTTTGCGGCTAGCGATGGGATTGTTTTAGAGAATTTAGGGACCCGGTTTATGACCGAGGTTCAATTACCAGAAGCCAGAGCATTTTATGGTTTCCAAATTGCAATGGAAAATATTCATTCAGAGACATATAGTTTGTTAATTGATAGTTATATTAAAGATCACGATGAAAAGACTAAATTATTTCATGCTCTCTCTAATTTCCCTTGCATTGATAAAAAGGCAAAATGGGCTCTTAAATGGATTGGAGACAAAAGGTCTAGTTTTGCTACTAGATTGATTGCATTTGCATGTGTTGAAGGAATTTTCTTTTCTGGTGCATTTTGTTCTATTTATTGGTTAAAAAAGAGAGGATTGATGCCAGGACTAACATTTTCAAATGAGCTTATTTCGAGAGATGAAGCATTACATACTGAATTTGCTATTTATTTGTACAGTAAATTAGAAAAGAAATTAGTAAAGAAGAAGATTCAAGAAATTATTATGGATGCTGTAGAAATTGAGAAAGAATTTATTTGCGAGGCATTGCCATGTCGTCTGATTGGTATGAATTCTGATTTAATGAACCAGTATATTGAATTTGTTGCGGATCGTTTGGCGATTCAATTAGGCATTGAAGCAATTTATAATACGAATAATCCTTTTGATTTTATGGAAATGATTAGTTTAGAACAAAAAACAAACTTTTTTGAATCGCGTGTATCTGCCTATGCATTAGCTGATACTACTGGTAAACAAACTGCATTTGACTGCGATGATGCGTTTTAATATTTGAAGGTCATAATCAAATATGTTTATATATTTTGATTGAATAATTCGATCTAAATATAAATTGTCTTCCACATTTTCAAATTCCTTACCATCGCTATTTGATAATGTGTACAAATATAAAAAATCTATATTATCTATATAATCAAAATAATGATGTCGCACACTATTTTTTTGATGATTTATAACAAATAATTTATAATTTGAAGTATATTTTGATAATGTTTTATTGAATTCGATTACTTCTTCACGTTCATCTTTATTCATATTCACATACATAATAATAAATAACTTACTATCAGATAATTTCAATAAATATTTGAATCTTTCTACACATCTTGTAAAATAATTATAGTCGTAGTGATTTAAAGGATTATGATGATTAAACAAACTTTCATGATAATAGGAATGACCACATTTACATTTATTTTTTAAATTTATATAATATGATTTATCTAAGAAAATATTGAAATCATCCTGTAAACAATGACAAATCATATTACAGTTTGAAAATATCCAATCGAATGGATATGAACATTTTTTCAAATTATTTCTTTTCAATAATTGTGAACTATGACATAGTGTTCCTAAAGAACAAAAATGATTTATTTTCATTATAATTTAAAATAAAATAATTATATATGAAGCATTTTATATTAGTATTAAGTGTTATTCTTTTTGTATCATTAACATTTTTGCACCCTTCCATAATAGAAGATGCAAGTTTTAATGATTATACTTACTTACGTAATCTTAGAAGATCTGATAACACAATAGATAATGATTATACAAAAAAAAAATTATATGAAAATACATTTTTTACAGATCAGGGAAATTCGACTAAAACTTCTGAAACTCCGACTCAAAATTATTCTAATATAACTCCAATTAAAAGTGTACAAACTACAGATACAGTAACTTCAAATGATTCTACCCCTTCAAATACAAATTCATCAAATACAAATGTAAATTTACTACCATTTTTACTTTTATTATTGATATTATTGGTAGTAATTATCGTTTATATAAAATATAAAATTGATTAATTCGTTTGTTATAAATAACAAATTTTAGAAGAAATTATAATGGAAAACTGGTATAATACAAATAAATGTTTAGACAAGGCTAGATTATTTGTTTTATGTATGAAAGAAACTCCTTTGAATCCTTTAGAAAATAAATGCAAAAAAATATTCGATACATGGTCCAAATGTATTATAGAATCAACAAAAGATGAAAAATACACAATCTACAATGAAAAAAATATAAAATAAAGTTAATAATTATTATATGTATCAATTACTAGAAAAAAGAAAATGGGCTACATCCTTATTTTATTGCCACCCAGAATCATGTATTCTTGCTCATATATTACCTTGTCACATTTATGCAAAAATATATGATGAACCAGAGACAAATAGTTGTTATTTATTTAATTTTCTTTATTATGGTATATTTGGTTTAGCTATATACAATGTATATTATTGGCTAGATTATATAAACAAAAATAGATGTCCATCATTAGAAACAGATTATTGTTTTGGATTAAATGAAAATTGTAGTCAATATTATATGTTAGTAAATGGAATTCCATCAAAGTGTATCTATAATGATAGTATATGTGTTCATAGTGAAAATGATTGTTTTATTAACTATAATAGATTAAATTTATATCTTTCTATGTTAGGATCGTTCTCTTATATTGTCATGATAATTTTAAAATTCTCTTTAAGGGACAGAGTAAAAAAAGATTATAATATTGAAGGCAATTTCATAAAAGATGCATGTGCTATAACACTTTTTTCTTCATGTGGTCTTGCACAAGAGTTGAGAGAAGTTGAAATGAAAAATACATATTTGGTTTAAAATAATCGATTATTATAAAAATTTACCATATCAGTTGCACCCATAATTTCATTATGACATATCATTTCTGATATGTATCCAGTAATACCTCTTGTTGCTTGTTGTCCATTTACACCTATTGCTCCAAAATATAATGGATAATTTACAGATCTAACAATAATATACCACAAAGAAGTTTGAGCAGAAAGTGCTAATGAATTCCAATTTCCAATGCCAGCTAATGTTGTTGCAGCTCCTCCATTATTGTATGCAAGTTTTGTGCCAGAGGAACTAAAATACCAATCATTTGTATTTCCTCCACTTACAACAATACTGTTACCATTATTACCACCAAAACGTAAGCCATAATCATATGGTGTAACTGTAGTAGATACACTACCTGTATAACCAGACATTAATGTTCCATAATTTGTATTTTGATTCATAAAATGACAGAAAACTGTATTTGGTCGACAAGGAGTTGTTGTATATAAATATGTCAAAAGCCCAGTGTCAAATTTCATTACATATTTACTTGATTGTAGTGATAAAAATGGCTGTGTTGTATTATTTGCTGAATTTACTGCATGATTATTTTGTCCAGACTGATCATATAAAATTTTTACATAACCAGTATTTCCACCAATCCATGATGCATAAGTTGTTCCAGTATTATTGGCACCAGTAGTTAAATAATTTTGTGATGAATCTGAATAAAAATCTTGAGTTGCACCTGTTCCACTATTACGTATATTCATAATTGGACCTGTATAAGGTATTATAACCCGTCTAACAGATACTGCATACATAATTTTTGCAGTATTCAAAAAATTTGGAGGAGTATATGAAGGAGTTGATGTATTACTTGTATTGCTTGTATTGCTTGTATTGCTTGTATTGCTTGTATTACTTGTATTACTTGTATTACTTATACTTACATTAAAAAAACATGATAAATCATATTTACTAGAATTATATATCGTGTACAATGTTGTATTTATTGAAGGTGTTAAATTAAGTGTTTGATTTATATAATATAACTGAGCAAGATCATATTTAATACCATTCAAATAAGTATAAAAACCACTTGAAAATGATACTCCATTAATAGTCGGATTTGTATTTATTGTAATACTACTAAAATTATTACATATATCTATTGTTCCTTTTTTTATTCCTGTCGGATTACTTCCTATAGTTGTTAAAATAATTGTTGTTGTAATTTGATATTGTGAAACAGTAGTTGTCGAACTACCAGGATTTGCTCCATTTGGAGCATTTAAACTACATGCATATAAATTTGATCCTGTGATTGCCATTCCACCAATAGAATTGGTAGAACCTTTATATAGAGCTAATGTAGAAGATACTGTTGTACCATTACCAGAAGTTGTTTGACATGCAACAATATTTCCTGTCATTGAAGTTGTGGCTATACCAACTGTTGTACCAATATACAAATTATTAGAATTCCATATTAATGAATAAGGATTTCCCCAACTTGTAATATTAGATGTTGTCAATGATATACTATAAATTAATGTTGGAGTTGATGTAACATTTACTACTCGTATTATTCCTGTAGATAATACAGTTGATATATTTCCTAATGCTGCATATAAATAACCAGTTGTATCTACAGTTAACCCTATTGGATATAATGTGCTGGATGATGATAACAAAGATGTACTAATATAAGATGAATTATTTGAACCTATAGTTGGTGTTGTTCCATCAGTAATAATTGCATTACCAATATTACCATTTTGTAATGAATAAAATAACATATTATTGTACAATGCAAGATTTGTTGTAGTTGACAAAGTAGACGACGTGTTTAACCATGTTGAATTATTTAAAATAGATCCGTAAAGTCCTTGTGTAGTTGATGCAGTATTTTGATTCATTGTAAAATTATAAAAATATCCTATATATCCGTTATCTAATGCAGCAATAACAAATTTTTTGTTTGTAGCAGTATTAGAATATGCAGAAGTAAATACAGTCATACCATATACATACGGAGATGCAGTAACTCCAAATTCTGATCCATTATTCCAATTATTTGATCCAGTTGTAGGTGGATTGAAATTGCAACCAAACCCCCAAAAACTATATCCACTTGAAACAAACATAATATATGTTGAAGTTACAGAATCATACATTGTAATTATTCCTGATGCATGATAATTTGTTGTAGTTACAAGCCATGTTGAATTATCTAATAAATATTCATAATATTGAATATTTTCTGTAAAATATATTTCTTCGATATCTTGTGCAGTATTTTCTAATATCCAATCACCTCCATATTTAATATTACCTGTTTTATTATCCGATGCACCAATAATTACAGATGTATTTGAAAGTAAAATACTATAATAATATTTCCAATTTTCATAATTTAATGTATTGCATGCCAAAAAATCTATATTTTTTATATTATATTGATTTATAATATTTATCATGAATAATAGATTATCATTATTGTCTGGGTCATATGTAAAAAATGATTGATTATCTAAAAATGTAACAGGACAATTATTTGGATTAGAAGAAAATGCAACTCCAATTCTTGAAACAGTTGTAAAATTACTTAATACGGCAGATAAATCTTCCTTTGTTGAAGAATAACTGTATACAATTGCCAATGTATTTGAATTTACTGAATCTACAATCTTTTGATAATTTTCTACTGTAGAGTCAATTAATAATATATTAGAACAATCATATTTTGGTGTATATATTAATGGGACATAATTTGTATCATTATTGATCATTATATATCATATTTAAAATAAATTATTATATCTAAACAGAATAAAATTAGTGTTATTTAATTATATTAATTAAATATTTATATAAACGCATCACGAAAAATAAGGTTATTATGAGTGAAAATGTTGACAATCATATTCTTTTAATTAAAACAGTTCAAATTGCACCTTTTCGAACGCTTATGACTGCATTGAAAGATATATTGTTAGAATCAAATATTACATTTCAAAAAGATGGTATGCGTATTGTGAACATGGATAAATCTCATACTATATTAGTTCATTTACATCTTCTTGCTGAAAATTTTGAATTTTATGAATGTAAAAAAGATAAAATTATTATTGGTGTAAATATGTTTCATTTATTCAAATTAATTAATACCATTGACACAGATGAGACCCTCTCTATTTATATTGAGAATGAAGATTACAATGATGGTATTGTTGAAAATCTTGTTTTAAAATTTGAAAATAAACAAAAAGAACAATGTAAAATCCAAAAACTAAAATTAATTGAACCAGAGCACGAAGAGCTAAATATTCCTGATGTTGCCTTTTCTTCTATTATTAATTTACCATCAAATGATTTTCAAAAAATTATTCGTGATCTAAACAGTATTTCTGATAAATTGGAAATTAAATCAATTAAAAATCAACTAATATTCAAATGTCGTGGTGCATTTGCTAGTGCAGAAATTATTCGATCTGAATCAGATGGTATGGGATTTGTACAAAAACATAATAAAGTAATTCAAGGAGAATTTTCTCTTAAGAATTTGAATTATTTTATAAAATGTACTAATCTATGTAATCAAATTGAAATTTATATGGAAAATGATATGCCATTGATTATTAAATATAATGTGGCCTCACTTGGAGAGATCAAGCTAGGATTGTCTCCTTTACCGAGCAATTAGAATAATTTAGTTTTAATTAAAATTCAACCTTTTCATCAAAATCCATAATTAATCTTTCTGTTTCAAGAAACCCGCCAACAAATTTACCATCACAAAATACCATTGGAAATGTTTTATACTCTCTACCTGCTTTTTCTTTTATAAAATTTAAAAAGTACTGTTTATCTTGAGACAAATATTCATCGCAATTAATTTCAATAAATGGAATTTTATGTTCATCCAATAAACCCTTTACTAATACACAATATTTACAATTTGTTTTACTATAAATTGTAAATGATTTATCAGAAGGGTCTTCAATCTGCATTATATATATATATATATAAAGATATAGTATTTATATTATTCCGAAACATGTTTCTTAAATATACACCCATTTTTATCCATATGTTCAATATCTTGAAAAATACTTGGATTAATTAGTTTGCAATTTTTCATCCAAATTTTTACAATACAAAATGATTTTTTTGGTGACAAACTAATCCCATTTACATTTTCAAAATTTGTCTTATTTGTTAAACTCTCTCCAACTAATAAAAAAAACAACTTTTTCCATACTTGTTCAATATTTTTGTTATGTACTTTGAATGAAAAACCACCACCATTTTGGTTATCAATATCTTCCCACATTGGTTTGATATTTTCACGCATTACAAACAACATTGTTTTTTTTATTAATTCAAATGACAATTCTTCATTTAATAGAATTGTTTTTTCAGCGGTATCTAATTTAATTATATTATGATACCCAGAATAGTCCCAATTAGGATCATTCTGTAAATGAATATAAAAATTCCAATTGGAATCCAATTTATATTCAGGCATTAGTATATAATAGATAAAAATTATATTTAATTATATTTTTAATTATATTCATATTTATATTTTTGATCGAATATGCATTAAATTCTCAAATACAACTGGTGGACTTCCTCTTGTATGGTGCACTAATTTTGCATCACGTGTTAATTTCAATAAATGCATTAAATCGTCATTTTGTGTAAATTTTGCGTGCTGTGCTTTATACATTTCTATTTTACTTCTATCTGGGAAATATCCTTCGTCCATTTTAATTGCGACTGGTCTTACTAGTTTACCTTTGAATTTTCCTGATTTTCCTCCAGCAGCCTTTGCTAAAGTTGGATCTTTTGATATATCAGAATTTGAATCTAATGAGAACTGATTATAAAAATCAGGAGTTGATTTGAACTTTGAACCTTGATAATAATGTTCAACGCTTTGCCATCTTTTTCCTTCTAAATTAAATGGACTTATCCAAAAATTAGATAATTTTTTACGCCAATCTTTTATTTTACTTAATGCAATGTATTTATCTTGATCACCTTCTTTCATTTTTTCTCCAGAACCTTTTCCTGGAATTGCATCGGATGATTTAGAGTAAAACAAAAATGTAGTTTCTGGTGTATATAATCCATTATCATCAAGATTAATTATACTTCTATCTGATGGAATTTCTACACTTATATGTTGAAAATCATTATTTTCTAATCTTTCTTTCAAAAAATCAAATGCTTTTTGCAATCTTATAAATTCAGGTGTCTCTTTTTTTTCTTCGAACCTTTTATCTGGAAATAGGGCAAGCGATTTTTCTTTAAACCTTTGCCCGATTTGTTCTAATGTATAATCTGGATCCACATTTAATATCATCATTGCATATTTCATGGTCATATGTTCGTATGAATCTATATATTCTTTTGCAAGTGTTTTAAACTGATTTACATAACTTTCTGTATCTAATGCAATACCTAGTGGACGGGCAATTTCTTTTATTTGCCGCATTGATAAATCAGCGATTCTTATACCAATTTTATTTAGAAATTCTGTTATTAATACTTCTTTATGTTTTTTTGTCATTGATTTAGGTTTAGAATCTCTCGATTTAGATGCTTTAGGTTTGGAAGCTCTTGATTTAGATGCTTTAGGTTTGGAAGCTCTTGATTTAGATGCTTTAGGTTTGGAAGCTCTTGATTTAGATGCTTTAGGTTTGGATGCTTTTGGTTTTTTAGAAGGAACTTCTGGATCTGAAATTGCTGTTTTCGATTTTCTTACAATTTGTGATCTAGGTTGAGGTGGTAAATCTAGATCTAATGCAGATGGTTCATTAAGCTCTAGTCCATTAGGCTCTTTTACAGGTTCTTCAAATTGTACCCTTTTAGATTTTTTTAATCCTTTTGATCTTTTCGATTTACTTCTAGGTTGAAGACCAGATATATAATCTAAGATAGTTTTTCTAAACAAATACTTATTTCTAATATTACTTAATTCAATGCCTGCTTTTCTTGCAAGATCAAATGTTTCCGGAGAATCCATTTTTACTATACCTGGTCCAATATCTTCTATAAATGTTCTCATGATTCTTAATGTTTGTGTTTGAGATTTTAGTTTTGATTTGTCTCGTCTTTTACTTTGTTTTTTAGTATTAGGCATTGGTTCTAATGGAGGAATTTCATTACCTTCACTATCATATATTTTATTAGATTTTTTTTTCAATCGTCTTGTGCGTGATCTTTCAAATGGAGGAGAATTGACTAATCCATTTTCATCTAGACTTGAATTTGAAAATAATTCTTTCATCAATCCTATTTTTTCTTTTGCAAATGATCTTTTTTTTAACGTACCACTTGTATCTTTAACGCATTTGAAATCTTTATTTCTACTATATCCATTTCGGCATGCTTTAATATATCTACACGTTTTCTTATTAAAATCTTTTCCAAACGTGCAATCTTCTCTATTCATTATATTAATGTTATATTTTAATGTTATGTTATGCCTGAACAAATTTTTTATTCGGATTTAAACTAAACACCCAAAATACCAAAAGTGTAACATAGGTATAAAAAATAATTGGAATCATTACCAAAATCCAAGAAACAAGACCAAGATTCATTTGACAAAATGCCTGTAAAATGCATGTGAATATAATTCCGATAATAGCTTTCACAAATGCTTGATGATATTCTTTATTAGAAAGCTCTAAAATAAGATAAATAAGCATAATAACTGCATACAAAAGAGCGGGAGGACATAAGAAATTTAATAACATTAGTATAGTATTTAAAAATATATTATTTTACATAATTAATGGAAACGATTGACGAGAACCAAAGTAAATTCGAGAATGAAAAATGTAAAGATGAAATTGCAATCATAATGAGACAAACTACTTATACAAAAGAAGAAGCAGAAATATTATTTGATAATTTGGGCAGTGTTGAAAAATGTATTGAACATTATCTTGGAATCAAGCCAAGAGGAGAACCGGCTATTTCAACAAATCAAAAAATATTCAAAAGTATAAGAGATTTTTTTTAATTATTTGAAATTATAAAATGCAAATTTTCCTATTGGATGAGGAATTTTTTTAGGTTGACTTTTAACAAAAAGAGAGGTTTGTTCTAACTTTTCATGTGGATTATATAAACATGTAAATGAATTAATATCTAACATTTTAACATCATCGTTATAGTTATAATTCAAATTCCTTAAAGTATTTAATCCATCCACAATATTTTTATTTTTATAATCATTTCGAGCTTTTACATCTATGTTTTTACTAAATTCATCAATTAAATGCAAGATATTGTGATTACCAATTTCAAAAAAATTAGAACGATTAATTTTAATATTATTCGCCAAAGCTTTATCTAAAATTACATTATCTTCATATCCCCATCCCCAAAAATTAGGAAACCCATTTATTTTTTCAAAATCTTTACCCTTAATTGCAAATATACCTCCAAGTGTAAAATAAAATCCATAATAATGTTTAATTTCATTATCTTCTAAATTAAAATCTAACAAATTCTTTTTGTGTGGTAATGTATCTACATCATTAAAAATAAAAATAATATCTTTATAATAATCATATTTTTCTTTTGCATATAAAAATCCAATATTTTTCATTGCACCTCGATTGAATGACAAATTATTATTTTGATGAGCAAATATAATATCATATGAATCTTTATCATAATCTTCCATCAAATATTCCATATATTTTACAAAAAAATGTTTTTGTTGTTCTCTATTTCGATAAGGAACAATAAATACATATTTAATCATTATATTATGCAATATTATATTTTTTGATGATTACTCCTGGTATAAGCTGATTTTCAAAAGATTCTAATTTTTTAAAACATTTATTTATAGTAACCTCACTTATTTTACTGATTTGATTAATTGATTTTTTATTAATATTTAAATTACATTTTTGACAAACATAATATACAATTCCAGCAGAGATAGAATGAGGTGTGTTTTCAGGAATGAGTTTTTGTTTTTCAACAATAGATGCAATAAAGAGACATAGTTGTGTTAACTCTTGATTAATTGATAATTTACTACAATAACGATTAATGAATGATGATGGCGTTGTATTATGCAATACAGTTTTATCATCATTTTCTTCAATATCATTCAAAATACTTAATGCATTCTTACAACCACGTGTAGCACTTTTGTTATCTAATTTAAATATACTGGCAATCTCTTTAGATGTTCTTGGGTTTTCATTCTTACTACAAGAAATATAAATAGATGCAGCTAAAAGACCATCTCGATTTAAACCTCTATATGTTTTTTCTTCTGAAATTTTATCATAATAACGAATTGCATCATCTATGATGATTTTAGGTATTCCTGCATTGCTTGCTAAAATAGTAATGATTTGAAAATCGTCATATTTTGATTTCTCTTTGTATGGCATAGATTGCCACTCTGTATAACGTCTAATTTTTCGCATTTCGTATGTTGAATTACCATTACATACAATTTTACATCCAAAAGACGATTCTTTTAATAATGGATTAATTGGCATACCACATCTTGTTGGATCGGCTGAATTAATATCATCTGCACCATAGTATCTCCATTCTGCACCAAAATCCAGTACATCTTTATAGATAACGCCGCATGATTTATTAGAGCAGCAATAAAATCCATCCTCTGAAATAAATAATGGATCATCACAGGATGAACATTTGTTATCTATAAATTTATCTGAATAAATGCACTCAATTTCTTCATCCAAATTTTTTTTCATTTCATTATCAAATATGTTCCAAATATCCTTTTTGCGAATATTTTTCAATGTTGACATCTTTGAATAGATATATCAATTAAAAATTAAATCAATTTTTATTTTATTATCTTATAATAAATGGGTAATACTGCATCGGGACCAAATAATTCAACAACAGATGAGAGAGAAAATATAAATACGTTACCTATGTTAATTGATGAGATTGCAATGCATTATATGCTTACACAAAATGCGATTGATTTGAAACGTATTAGTGATAAAGAATATCACGATAATTTAATTGTTTTAACAAGTAATGTAATTGAAAAACGATTAAACAATTTAGAAATTGGTTATTTGAAAATTCGCATTACTGGAAATGACGAAACTCATATTCAAGATATAATGCCTGCAAATAGTAAAGTAAAAGATAAAGTAATTACAGATATTTCAAAATTTTATATCAAAATTTTTACGATATATAGTAGTATTGCATCAACATTTGATCCTCAATATTCTTATGTTGATGAAAATGGATCAAATAAAACATTTTATTTAAAAGATTCAGATGAATTTAAAAATATACCTGCAAATGTAAAACCTACTCTTACTCAATTAACAAATCCAATGAGTTTATGCCGTAAAAGATTAAATATATTAAAAAATAGATATGATGATACAAGTGAGCCCGGATCTGTGATACTTAATCCTGGTGAAAAATTATGTTCAACTGAAAGTACTGCAAAATTAACAGATGAAATTGGTATCAAAGAATTGGATTCATTATATTATGATATTTTTGATTATAATACCAAAAAATGGAGTAAACGAAGTAATAAAATGAAAAAAAAATATAACAAAGATCTTATATTATTTTATCGTATATTTACTGGTAAAAAAACAAAACCTGCAAATATTAAAAGTTTTCAGGATATTGAATTACTTGATTTCAAAACTATATCTAGTTGTTCAGATAATACATTTTTATCAGATATTGTTATTTCAAAAGAGAATAAGTTGGTGAAACAATATAAGGAAAAAATAGATTTAATACAAAAAACAACAGAAGAAAATAAAGTCAAATTGTATAGTATATTAAAAGAATTATTTGTAGCAAAGATTGTTGATAATGAACAAACATTTACAATAAATCCTTCACTTACTTTGGATAAAATACTTTTATTAGAAGAACAAACTAGAATAAATCTTCTTGATTTATACATTTCTTGTGAAAAATATTTTATTCAAGCATTGATTATATTTGAAAATATTTATGAATCAAAAGATTATACTATAAGTGAATATAGAAAGGAAAATTTAATGAAAATACAGCCACAAACACAACCACAATCTATAAACTACAAAGATACTTTAACTATACCTCCTCCTTTTCAACCATTTAGCCAAAGCTCAGAGAGTATGACTTCAAGTATGTCTCCAAATATAGGCCCAACTTATGATTCTATAGGTCAACCCCTATTTCAGGATCAGGTTACTCAACCAATTCCATCAACTCAATTGACTCAACCGATGCAGACAGATACACAGATACAAAGTCAACCACCCACAACTCAAGATCAAAATACTCAGCCAAGTCTTACTCAATCAGCTCAGACTGGTCAACCATCTAATTCTGAAAAAACAGAGAGGGGAATATTTGATTATTTTAAATCTACTCCAACGGCTCCAACAACGGTTCCAACAACGGTTCCAACAACGGTTTCAACAACGGTTCCAACAACGGTTTCAACAACGGTTCCAACAACGACTCCAACAACAACGACTCCAACAACAACTCCTCTTCCTGTAAATCCATCTTCAACAAATGTTACTCCAAGTAAAATTACTCCAGAAATGTCTATTCCTGAAAATCCAATTCAACCTCAAGATCAGTCTCAAGCATTCGGACAAGGTCAACAATTTGATCAAGCTCAATCATTTGGACAACCTCAAGATCAAGTTCAATCATTGGGGCAACCTCAACAATTTGATCAATCACAGGCATTCGGACAAGGTCAATCATTCGGCCAACCTCAACAATTTGATCAATCACAGGCATTCGGACAAGGTCAATCATTCGGCCAACCTCAACAATTTGATCAATCACAGGCATTCGGACAAGCTCAAGGTGGCCAACCTCAACAATTTGATAAATCACAGGCATTCGCACAACCTCAAGGTGGCCAACCTCAACAATTTGATCAGTCTCAATCATTTGGACAACCTCAA